TTATTTATGCGGGCCTTCCTTTGGTAACGGCTCCGAGTTTGGGTCCGGTTACGGCCTTTGGGCAAGTAGGTAGCGTGACGGTGGTAATTACATGAGTTTTACTTACGATCAATTAAAAACGGCAATACAGGATTACACGCAAAACCAAGAAACAAGTTTTGTGAATAACCTGCCGCTTTTTATACGCGTGGCCGAAGAGCGTATTTTAAAGAACGTTCAGCTTACGCTTTTTCGTAAAAACGCTACAGCAAACATGACGGCAAGCAATCAATACCTTGCGGCTCCTAGCGACTTTTTAGCACCGTTTTCGCTGTCTTACACGGACGGTGACGGTAACAAAGATTTTCTTGAGTACAAAGATGTTAACTTTGTCCAAGAGTTTAATCCGGATGCGACCACTACGGGCGCGCCGCGGTACTACGCATACTTTGACGTTAGTAGTTTTTTGATAGGCCCTACGCCCGATTCGTCGTACGCAGTAGAGCTTCATTACTTCTACCGCCCTGCAAGTTTAACTTCTGGGTCGGGAAGTAGTACTACTTGGTTAAGCACAAATGCGGAAGTAGCTCTTTTATACGGCTGTTTGATTGAGGCTTACACTTACATGAAAGGTGAGGCGGATGTCATGCAAGAGTATGAGAAACGTTTTGTAGAAGCCGTAACATCTTTGAAGAATTTCGGCGAAGCAAAAGAAGTCACCGATGCCTATAGGACAGGGCTTATCATTAGAGATAAAGCCTAATTTAAGAGGAAAGAGAAATGGCTATTACACAAGCTATGGCAACATCATTTAAAGTCGATATTCTTGACGGAACTTTCGACTTCAGCAGCGGCACATCACAGGTCTTTAAGCTGGCTCTATACACGTCGTCAGCTACCCTAGACGCAACTACTACTGCATATTCTGCAACTAACGAAGTCTCCGGAACAGGCTACAGTGCGGGTGGCGGCACATTGACTATTTCAGCAAATCCAGCTTCGAGCGGCACAACAGCGTTTTTGGACTTTGCCGATCTCACGTTTTCTACGGCAACTATTACTGCTCGTGGCGCGCTTATCTACTTGGCGAACGGCGGCACTAACCCTGCTGTTGCAGTTCTGGACTTCGGTGCGGACAAGACCTCTACTGCGGGCGACTTTACTATTGTCTTCCCAGCGGCTGACGCGAGCAACGCGATCATACGTATCGCTTAAGGTAGGCTGTAATGGCTGACGTTACGGTCCCACTAGCCGGTTGGGGATACAGCACTTGGGGTACGGATTCGTGGGGCGAAGGTAATACCCTGCCAGTCGCTACAGGTGAAGTTGGTTCCGTAACCGTAATTGAAGGCTTTGCGACGAATGTAGCCGTTACAGGGGTTTCCGCTAGCTTTACACTAGGCAATTTTGTTGTAGAAGGCGATAAGAGCGGTCTAGTTTTAGGTAATGCCGCTACGGGTGAGGTTGGTAACCCGACAGTTACGGGTACCGCTGTATTCTCGGTCACTGGGGTTGAAGGCACTACGGCACTCGGAAATTCGGTGGCAAGTGCTGCTGCGGACGTTGCGGTTACCGGTGTTGAAGGCACTGTCGCTCTAGGAGCTGCTAATGTCCAGCAAGGTGCGGGGGTAACTCTCGTTGGAGTTCAAGGCACTACTGCATTAGGTACAGTAAGCGTTACAGCGGATGCTATAATTCCTGAAACCGGCCTGCAAGCAACGTCGGCACTGGGCAGTGTTACGGTAGACTTAATCCAAGCGGTTAACGTGACCAGCGTTACAGGCACTGCAATACTAGGCCAAACTTCTGAAAATGCCGCAGGTATAGTATCTGTCACAGGGGTACAAGCTATAGGACAATCCGGAACAGTTCTTGTTTGGGGTGAAATAGTTCCGGGCGGAGACGCTAATTGGACGGAGATAGCAGCATGAAGATATTAAACGAAGCAAAAACTTTGGGCGATACAATAGACCCGAAGCACGAAATTGAAGTGGTATGCCGTAATTGCGGGTATGATGTAGACGAGACGGAACTAAGCTCCGATACTTGCTCAGATTGTGGCGAAGCACTAAACTTACGACAGAATACAACGATTTACGCGACTACAATACCTGCTGCCGGTGGCAGTACACTAGTATAAGTACTGGAGAAACCAAATGGCTACTTATGTAAACAACCTCCGGCTCAAGGAGATCACCACGGGTGATGAAGACGGCACTTGGGGAACCAGTACCAATACTAACCTTGAGCTGATTACCGACGGTTTTAGCGCAGGTGTTAAACAACTAGCCGCAGACGCCGATGAAACCTTTACAATGCCTGACGGCACGGCAGACGACACCCGTTCGTTTTTACTCGCGTTTACTTCGGCAGTATCATTAACAGCGACTCGCGTGGTTACGCTCGGCCCAAACACAATATCTAAAGTGTGGATTATTGACAACCTTACTTCTGGCGGCCAGATTATTACGATCAAGCAAGGCTCAGGTGCTACGGTAGACATTCCAAACGGCGCTAAGGTCATGATTGTTACGGATGGCGCAGGCGCAGGCGCGGCGGTCTTTAATGCTAACCCCACAGCCGCCGCGGGTGGTACGGTAACAAGCGTAGGCGGCACAGGCACAGTTAACGGGATTACTCTGACAGGCACCGTCACCAACTCAGGTAACCTCACACTTGGCGGTACACTGGCTAACGTCGATCTGACTACCCAAGTAACCGGGACACTTCCTGTAGCAAATGGCGGTACTGGGATTACTTCTTTCGGCGCAGGAATTGCGGATTGGTTAGGCACGCCTTCTAGCGCAAATCTTGCTACTGCGATAACAGACGAAACAGGTTCAGGACTTGTTGTATTTAACGTAAGCCCCGCGCTTACTAGCCCCGCAATAACAACGGGAATCAACGACGCAAACACCAACGAAATACTTAAGTTTACGGCTACAGGCTCTGCGGTTAACGAAATTACGTTGGCAAACGCTGCCACTGGAGGAAACCCATCCTTATCCGCCACGGGTACGGATACTAACGTAGGTTTAGACGTTTCCCCCAAAGGCACGGGTGAATTTAATGTCACCACAAGCTTTATGTCGGGTGTGTTCTCGGACCGTGTATTCGCAATTGGCAACACTGGAACAGCACAGACAATTGATTGCGACAACGGTAACGTATTTACTGCGACCCTGACAGGTAACTGCACTTTTACGTTGGCTACCCCTAACGGTGTCTCTAATAGGGCTACGTCTTTCACGCTAATTCTTACTAACGATGCCACGGCCTCTAGGACAGTCGTTTTATCGGGCGGGACATTTAAATACCCGGGCGGATCAATCAGTAGAAGCACGGGCGCTAATGAAGTAGACATTTGGTTCTTTTTCTCCCCAGACGGCGGTACAACTTGGTATGTAACAATACCGGCAAAGGACCTAACTACTTAATTTAATAAGCCTAGGAGGCTACTAAAATGGCATTACCAGAAGAGCTACAGAACCAAGTCGATTATCAGACGCAAATAGAAAACAATCGAGCGGAAAACCAAGCCGCATCGGAAGCCAAGCGAGCTAAGTTAGAAACATTGCGTATGGCAAAAGACATCGTAATGGAAAACCATAAGGTCGCATCTGCGGGAACCGCAATCGGGGCTACTGACATTACAGCTATGGCGGCCTTGTTAGAAACGTTTGTAAATAGTTAATGGAAGCATACGCTTACTTCTCGTCTCACATATACCGCGAAGAGCGGCCAGAGTGGGTAGAAGAAACGCTAAAGAATACCCAGAAATACTATGAACAAATGGAGCCATCGGTAGTTAAACAGACTACGCACATGGCGAATGACCCTGACCTTGGGTACTTAGCGTCCTACTTTCGAGACAAGGGCGTTAGTATTCTAAAGGATCAGGGTTATTTAACAGACGAGTATGAGTTTTACGTGTCTGGAATGTGGGGCCAAGAGTTTGCATGTACTGGCAGTAATATTATGCACGTGCATGGAGACAGCCAAATATCAGGGTTCTACTTTTTAGAAATGCCCGAAGGCGGGTCGTACCCT